TTTGAACGTTCGCGAAGTTAGTCTCAACTAACACGCTATTAACCTTAAGCAATGTACAAAATTTTGAACGTTCGCGAAGTTAGTCTCAACTAACACGCTATTAACCTTAAGCAATGTACAAAATTCTGAACACATACAGACAATGAATCCTCCATAAAGCATGCTATAATTAAGATAGTTAAAACATGCTTTATGGAGGATGTTAATGTGGTTTATGAAACTTACATTGAAATAAAAGTTGCTGTTAATGTTTCTCCGGTCACGTTTAAATTGCCGCCAGGAGGTACTAATTGAGCAATAGAACTAGTTGATGTATTCGGGGGCAACAGCTCACACTCATTCATTTTAACACTTGTTATATTAGTTCCTGTAATGTTTACCAATGCCCAACACCCGTAATTGTTATAAAACCCAACACCTGATGTTATAGAAAACGTTCCTAATACCTTTTGATTAGTGTAGTATAACCATTGTGCCGCAAATTTTGGTGTATCTACTGCGATAGGATTATCATATTTAAAAGGAATTGTAATAGTATCAGTGATTATACACCCGTATGAGGTAATTTTTGAAAAAATACCGGGCACTTTTACGCAAAACCTCATATACTCATCACTTGTGCTATCGCCGCCTTTTCCACCGAAAATGCACCCTGTTAATGCAACGTGGCACGTTTCATTTGCCAAAAATAATGCCATGTCAAAGTCGCCTTTAAACCTATTCCAGGAATTAAACACGCACCCACTAAACGTAACGTATCCCTCATAAATATTTATGTTAGAGCCTCCGCTTAACTCGAAATAGCAGTTGCTAAAGGAAGTTATAGCTTTATTAGATATAGCCACGTTTTGAGGTGTAGAAGATTGCCCGTTAAATAAACAATTTGACACAACAACGCCAGTGGCGTTAAGGTTAGTGGATTGTGCTTCCAATAGTGTTCCACTAAATACTGATTTATCATATCCTCCTACGCATAAATTGGTTTTAGATGAGACGTCAAAAAAGTTGTTTCCCACCTCCACATCTAAAACGTCCCCACCAATATAGCACCCATACGCTCCTACAAGGTCGTTGGTTAAAACGTGTAAGGACTCTGCCGAGTTAACCAATAGACCGGCAGCCGGACCACTCCAGAAATTTGGACTGGAAGAACTTGCGGATAACCCAAGAATACGATTACCAATAATATTACTATCCTCGTGTCTTCTTCTCTCGTAATCTCCCACACCCCATGAAGGGATATCCCCGTTGTTTGTAGTTGTTATTATTCCCGCAACGGTTTGCTTGTATCCAGTATCATTCCAGGAATAGCCGCATAAAAATAGGTTATACATAACATGCACTCTTGTTCCGCCAGATAAATTAACTCCGTAAGTCATGCTTGTAAATTGATTTTCTTTAATGAAGCAATCCATACAAAAATCTGCCTCAATATGCGACCCGTTAAAAATTACAACGTCTGTATATACGCTAGACCCATTTGTGTACATATCCTGTGCCCAAAAATTAAGCCTCTCGATAGAACAATTTCTAGCACCGTATAATGTAATAGTGTTTCCGTTTACAAAAGATGAGTCACGAACTATAAATGAGCTTGAATATCCGTTACCAATAAAATGTATATCAACGGGCTCATCCAAATAAATTGTACTACTAACCTTCCATTGCCCCGTTGGAAAATATATTACTTTACTACCTGTATAGTTGCTAGCCTCTTTAATCGCGTTGTTTATAGCTGTAGTGCAATCTTCGCCGCTTACGGCACCAAAATCAACTATATTAAACACCGTATTTAAATCGCTAAGGTGCTCACCCTCTACAAGGACATTGTATTCGTTATTTTCATAGTCCCTCATTTTAACATAATCATAATAACGATTTAACTTTGCTTTATTTCCGTACATTAGAGGCGCGTCACTATGAATCTCTATTGAATTTCCCGTCAAGCTTAACTTATTTAAAATACTATGGGTTTCATTTTCACCTGACACGGTTTTATTACCGGTTAAAGTTTCCGTGATATTAACGGAGCTAATATTTTTATTACCGGTTAAAGTTTCCGTGATATTAACGGAGCTAATATTTTTATTACCGGTTAAAGTTTCCGTGATATTAACGGAGCTAATATTTTTATCACCTGTTAATGTTTCGGTGATACTTTTTGCTGAGACATTTTTATTGTTTGTGATTGATTCTTCTTTTGATTCACAGGATAAAAAATCTTTTCCGGAAAGTCTTGAATAATGAATTTCGCCCGTTATATCGTTGTTATTAAATTCGCCGTTATTTACAATTTTTTCAATCGCGTTTGGAATTGTACCGCTAAATTTACAATAGCTTCCGTTTTCTACAACGCCTTTTAGGACTCTAGCTTTAATATTGATGTTGTCAGCTAATACATAACTAGAATTAATTTCGAGACATGTGTCACCTGAAATACTTGACATTTGATTAAATAAAATATTGTCTAAAACATAGGTTGCGTTTCCGGAAATAGTAATAGCTTTATACTCACCAGTCCCACAGACAACATTTTGAATTAACACTGACCCGCTGTCTGAATTAGCCGTTATAAGGTTATAACCGTTTGTTACGTAAATGTTAGTGAGGTTACAGTCTATCCCTGTTAATGTAATAACGTCAACATTATTTACCTGCATACCAGAGTTGCTGTCAAGTTTTAAATTGCTAACAGCTGTTTGATTACCAGAAATAGTCAATAGAGATGTCGTAGCGCCTCCCTTTAAAACTAATTTAGTGTTATTATCTGAAAAGCCTAATAGAGTAACGCCAGATTTTAATGTTAAAGAACCTGTTAAATAATTTCCGCTGGGAAAATAAACCGTTTTTCCTCCATTATTGAAAGCATAATCTATGCAGCCTTGAATAGCCGCCGTATCATCAGTAACCCCATCACCCCCAGCCGCAACTATGTTATTTGGAGGGTTCTGCACGTTTAAGAAATAAAGATTTGCAAGCACTTCTTTAACAAGTTCTTCCAGCCCTAACTGATTTAGCAACTCTTTTACCAACTCAATAATATAATCTGGCAACCCATTAATCGTATTTGCCATATCATTAATGGCTTTGGTCAGTAGGCATACCTGTTGATTATAACTTAACGCGTCACTAAACACTGTAGGCAGTGATTTCATACACCAACACCTTAACAGCTCGATTGATTTAAAATTTGTATTATTTACCATGGATATCCTACCTCCCATATTCCTAAGAATAAATCTGATAAGTCATTGATTATCATCATGTCAATGTTAATAAGGCTTTCCCTGTATTCCATAATCATTGATGAATAGCTTTGTGTTCCTTGTTTACCTGTGACTGTTTCGATATAGTCCTCGATATTGTTAATTGTGGTGTTATTGTTTGTGGTTACGTTGGTTGTATTGTCTGTGGTTGTATCAGTATTTCCATTAAGCATGGTAGTATCTCCGGTTTTTGCAGTAGTTGTGTCCGTGTCTGCTGTCATTCTAGCGTTGCTTAGATACTCGTCATTGGCAAGACCTGTTAATCCTCCCTGTGGTGTTTCGGAATACTTATCAGTTCCAGCCCTGGTAACAGTTTGATTAACATCCCCGTCAGATTTAGTGGTGTTATCCACAGCTGTAATTGTCTGACCGTCCTCTTTTGTCATAACTTTGCCGTCAAGTTTTTGTGTTCCGGTTTTGTTTGCTTTGTGTTGTCTGGTTAAATCAACATCATAGATTGGGTTAAATTTGTAAGTTTCTGCTTCGTACATTTTGTTATAGTATGGCATTATTTCATTCAGCCTTGTGTCAAGCCTTAACTTAAATAATCCTAGTGTTTCTTCTCCTATTTCCCTAGTATAATAATGTTTTATAATTTTTGTTAACAAGACATTTCTGTATTGTTCATCAAAAATAGGGAAATTAAAGTTAAACAAAAGAGGCACGGCAGTTGGAATAACAGTGTTAACAATATCTGTGTATCCTGCTGGTTCAGTTCTACCTACAAGCCCTTCACAAATATAGCCTAATGTCATAGTTACTGCGCTCATTCTTCTACCACCTCCTCTGATTTTTGCTCTAGCATCATATCCCCTGTGGCAATTACCTGCTTGTATCTGACGCTCAGATTTACATCTGGGAACATGGCATTGATTCTTTCACAAGCTATTTCCCTCTCCATTAACCGGGTATAACGTTGTGCTTCTACATCCCCCATACCACTGGTTACTTCCAAAGTATTCAGCCGCTCACGTTTTTCGTCATTGGTATTTCCAATTCCTAAATATGTCATAGCTTCATTCCATACCAGACCCTTTAAAACCTGTAACTTGTCAGCTACATAAGGCGCTGAAATGTCAATGGAGTTTAAACCGCCTAATTCCATTTGTTTATCTGCAAAGATAAAAGGATAGTTACCTTCATGCTGTTTAAACAAGTTTATGATGGTAAGGCGTTGAGTTTCAGAGCATGTGACAATTTTAGGGTTTTTCTGAAGCTTGACATTCGTATCAATAGCACGCTGTATTTCATACAATCTCCACGCATACATTTCCACATCCAATTGGGAATTAATATGTAAAGAGTTGTTAAATATAAGCACGCTGTTTTCCTTACTTAATTCCATCTGATATCCGTTACTAGCATAAGCACGTCTGTATATTGGGATTCTGTAAACATCTAACGGGCCAGAAATCATGCACTGTAAGGTTAAGTATCCCATTACCTCGTCCTTAAAGAATACTGCCATTCCATCTGCGAATAGTGCCAATTCCAGGAAACGTCTATCACAGGTTGGGGGTAGATTTACCCATTCAAATTGGTTGATAGCTAAATCGACCAAACGGTTGTAATATTGAATAAACGTCCAATCATTGCATTTCTTTGCGTTCCAGAATTCGCGTGTGTTGCCCGGACCCGGGCCGCCTTTTTTGCCCATTATTCACCACCTCCTCCGGCTCTGTTGTCTAAGCTGTAATTACCCACCTCGCTACCATTCTTCCAGAACGTAATCCCGTTGTCATATATTCCGCGTAATCTAGCCATGTCATCAGCAGGAACACTACCTGTAAGATTTGAGTTAATTGTTTTAACATAGTTCCAGTGCGGTCGTTGTGAACGATTGGGAACTTTAACTTGATGTGTTGCGTAGCCATAAACATTAAAATATTGGTCAATTATTTTAGCAAACTCTGCGCGGATGTGATAATTAAGAAAGTAGAAATCCTTAATACTAAACGCAACTTGTGCACTGTTTGACTGAGAGCCATGGCTCTGAGGGGGCTGAGTTTGGATTGCATTTAATCTAGCTAACGTTCTTCCGACATTTGTAGCACCAGCAATTCCACCAACTAATCCGATAGGGCCGCCTGTTGCAACACCTGCCACAGCTCCCATTGCCGAGCCTAGCATATCCACCGCCATGGATGAACCATTTTGTGCAAGCCATGCTTTATATGTGTCAACGGTGAATGAGCATTGTGGAAATCCCCCAATTGTGATGGCCTCGTTGTAGTTTGCTCCCACGTTTTTGTAACCTAGTGGGGTAAGCATTCCTAACGGGTTTGGGGACATATCCATTCCCAGGTTAAAGGTGCAGTTGGCGGTTTGAAAGTATTCATATTTATAGACCGCTGAATTGCCCATTAAGTTAGTTACATATAAAAAGCAATATGGATAGGTAAATAATTTGTTATTCATTGGAACATACCCATCTATAGCACCTCGCTGTTTGTCACGTTCTACAACGTAGTTTCTAGCTGGTGCGCCCATAGCTGTCGTAAAGTCTGAGGGCATCATGAATACTGACACAATAGCGTCTGCTTTATTGTTGGTGATAAGGTTGTCAATAAACACAGCTACAGCTGGGAAAGTATCGAACACATGCAACCAACACCCAGAATAAATTCCTCCATAACCTCCGGTACTGGTTCCTACGTTTCCTTGAGAATCTACTGTTGCGGCAACCACGACAACGTAATCATCCATGTGTTCCGTACGGAACGCTGTGTCATAGATGTACTCGCCCAATTCGAGGTTTTCATCTACCAAATTAGCACCAATTTCATCTACAAGAATGTGTTCTCTTTCAATAAAGCACGGGTTTACGGTGTAATCGAAAAACCAGGTTTGCATCACATCCATTTCGTAGCTTATGGTCGAGCAGTTGTTTCCCTTATACTCTACACCTGTGATAAAAGCGTAAAACCATTTGTTACCAAAGGACGCATTCTGGAACATAATGTAGTTACAGTCATATAATGATTCAGCGTTTATACCAACGTTAATTGTTTTATCAATTCTCTGGTATGTGTATTCAGTCAACGAAAACTTTGACAGGCTAGCAAAATAACTTGCTTGCTGAGCGGCTGTACTAAAGTAAATTGTGTTTCTATAGGTATTATCTAAAGGAACATTTTTAAGAATATGAACGTTAGTGTTTGGATTTACGTACATATGACCTCCTTAAGAGGGGGATAAACCCCTCTTTATTATACTGATACAGTGATGGTAGCTGTGTCAGTTTTTGTGCTGTCAAACGTGGAAGTGGCCGTAACGGTGAGTGTTGTACCTGTTTCATTTTTGCCAACAACCAGATTACCGTAAATATCAATGGTGGAATCGATTCCTCCAGTAACCGTCCAATTAACGGACTTAGGAGCAAAGTTTGTAGTTACAACTGTAGCCGACATTTTAACCAACTGGCCCTTGTTAACAGTTGCAGTTTTAGGACTTACAGTTACACTTGTTACAGTTGGAGCACCGCCTACGTAAACAGTGTTGTTAACAAATGGTGAAACGCTGAACGTTTTCCAGGTGTGGTAGAAGTAATTCCAGTAAAGCCCCTGACCGTTATAGTTTTCAGTGAAGTTATAGAAGTTGTCAAAAACCATGAACCAGTCGCGGTCTACCATGACTGCCGGAATTGCATCAAGTGCGGTTCTTTCAGCTTCAGTTAACGGCACAAAGTTGGGGTCGTTAGCAAACAGTTCTGCAAGCCTGTTGTTGTCACTTGTGCTAAAGCTAAAGGTATCAACCAGTATACGATTACCCATGAACTCAGCTTTTTCCATGTTGAATGCAGAAGCAAGAACCTCAACGTCAATCACAGCATTGAATTTGGCGTTCATGATAAGCATCTGGTCACGGGTATCTGTGAAGGTAGTTACACCTGTAAGATTGTACTGTGTGCTGGGGAACTGCCATACTCCGGATACTCCCTTAATGGTGGAAACGATTGTCTTTGCGTTTTCAGCAGATACGGGGGCAATTTCAGTTACATGCATACGCCCGTCAAGCACGTTTCTAGCAATGAGATATTTCATAGTCAGAAACTCGTCATAGTTAGAGCCTGTATACATAGCATCTACGATTTTTGCAATCAGGTCTGTAATACCCTGCCATGACAGAAACGCCTGTCTAAGCTGGTCGTTGCTAATAGTCTGCTTGTAAAATTTCTGGTAGTTCATGATATGAAATGCCGCACGAACGTCCGGAATTTCGCGCTTGAACACTTCAGATTCAGCAACAGCTGGGTCGAACTGATAAGGCTTAGCAATGTTAACAAATATTTCCTCTACAGTTTCACCAAATTCCAGCAGACCTTTTTTCATTCCGGCCCACGGGTTGTAGAACATTTTAGAAGTAATCAGCACACGCCCTATTCGGTTCATGAGAGCCGTTAAAAATTCGTTCCTAAGCGGCTGTAAATCCATGATGACTGCTCCAATCTGACGTAATGCCGTGTCATCACCTGCTGTCAGTTCTGGTACATAGTTCTGATAGTTCGCAGATGCGTTGTCGCGGATTGTGTTTAAAATCTGCGCGGCAGCCTTCTGTAAATTAGTTGCGGATACATCAGGATTTTCCGCGCTATAAGCGGAAGCGGCGTTAGCCTGCACATCACTAAGTGTAATTTTTTCTGGTTTAATTGGCATAATTATTCACCCTCTCTTTCCTCAAATAATGTATCAAACGAACGGACTTTGCCGTCATCCTTCACATCTTCCTCTTGTTCCTCTTTTACTTCTTCGCGGGTTCCGAAGAAACGCTCTCTATAGCGTTTTCTCCATTCTCCGTCAAGGGCTTCGTATTTGCCCTTCCAATCTTCACCGTCACCAGCGGCCCTTCTCTCAAGGTCGTCATATGTGTCGGTTACATCTTCTAGAAAAGATAATGCTTCATCCGAATCATCTTCTCCCAGGCGTTCCTTGATGCGCTCAAAGAACTTTTCTCTGTCAAGCGTTGCCATGTTTCTCCCTCCTAAAATATTTTGTTATAATATATAAACGGCATTTTGTATGACCACTCACCACCATCTGGTGGATTGGGCGGTGGAACATATTCATTTTTAAACCAGTCATACCAATACCTTGCATACTCTTGTCTTTTTGGTTGGTCAATCGTGCCTGGCCGCTCAAAGTTCTTAAGGAAGCAATCTGCTAAGTACTCTGGTGTCATGGTACTAACTTTGAATTCACCGAACGATTCTGGGTATTGTGTTGTCGGTATCCATTGTCCAGACGGGACTGTCTGTGTGTCAATCCATTCCATCTGCCCTTCTCCGCTGTCATGAGCATAGCCGTTAGCGTCTGCCCAGTCGGTATAGTTTGTTGATGGTGTCCACTGGACTAGTCCCCAGCCACCCCCAGGGGTTAAATCTTGCCATATTCCTGGGTTCAGCGTAGATTCTACTTGTTCATTTCCTAGTAGGCCCGCCACGGCTTCGGCTGTCCAGCCCTTAGACATAAAATACGCAAATTGGATAGTAGCGTTGTTCTGCATTTCTCCAATCGACAAATAATAATTTCCCTTAATCCATTCATTTGTAGCACTGGTTTCCCACCGCCATAGTTCTAACCAGTTACCACGTGAACCGTTGGCGTTAATAGATACCTGTTGTTCCAACGGCACGTTTGCTGAGTGCGCACCCATGGTTCTTGTAGTATCAAATACCATTTCAGTGTGATTTGTCCTAATAACAATGTCGCCTGGCAACCATGTAATGTCCGGTGCGTGTTTTGTGAATCCTACTTGTTTTAACACGCCAGTCATACTGCTTGTTGTAAAAGGCCATGTGCCCCATACAGCCACCAAGTCCCAACCTCCAGCAATTAACGCGTACCAGATAAAGGATGAACAGTCGTAGTATGTAATACCATTTACCGTTTGCTGGTTTCTGTATGTTTGAGAGTATCCTACGTTTTCCTTAGCGCAGGTTTCAATTGACCAATTATAAGCAGATTGTATAGACGGCATAGTTACCTCCAGTTGTTAAGGTTGTTCTTCTTAATGATTAAAGGGTAATCACGTTCGGTTCTGTCTAAATCGACATAACCTGAAATACCAGGCAGTTTACCTTTGTCGGAATACTGCCACAGTGTTACCTTTCTACCTGCTGACTGTGAGTACCTTGCGTACCACATGTCATACTTTTCAGCCACTTTGCTTGCCTGATAGTAACGCTGGTAGTAATCCTGATTGGTATAAAACATGGCATAGAATCCGTGTTCTTCCAAGGTGCGGCAAAATTCTTCGGTGCAGTCAAGCACGAACTGACGGTTAATGCTGACCCCGTTTTTGGTAGCGTGTGTTACCGTGTCATACTCAAAGTCGTAAACGATTGGATATTCCGGCTTGTGTTCGCCGATAAAATCGATTAAGTACTCGGCTTCCTTTTTAGCCATTTCCGGGTGCAGTGCGTAGCTGAACCAGTAAAGACCATATGGGATTCCTAATCTTTCACATTCTGATACGTTTCTTCTAGCTTTAGCGTCAATATTGTTCTTTCCAAAACCGGCACGTATCATAGCAAAGTCAATATGAGGATTAACGCTATCCCAATCAATGTCCCCCTGGTGCCTGGATACATCAATACCATTAAACAATTTTGTCACTCTCCATTCTATCGAGGAGTTTTGTTAATGCCAAAGTATTATTGTTTAATGCTTCGGACATTTTATCAATTTCCTCTTTGTGCTTGTTGTTGCTGTCGTAGATGTACCACAGCAGGATTAAAGTAAGAGCGATTGGAAATCCTACTGTACTAATGATGCTTACAATGTCATTCACTTGCGGCGCCTCCTGTGAAATAATCTGGGTCGGGTATACCCCCCAATTCTGTTATTAATAGATAAAATGTGGTAACAGCTTCAGGGGTGCCAGTTTGAGATATTTTAAACGTATTAGGACTTTTCCCGTTTATAATAGGAAATTTAATGTCAGTTGTTTGATTCACTCCAGCACTTGAAACAAAACCCACATTTTCAACCATTCCATTTGTGCCCATTCTCATTTTACAACTACTAACACCATATGGTATCTGTAATGTAACTGAACCACTCGTTGGAACGATAATTGTATAAAGCAATTTCATTTTTCCCTTCCTCCCTTCTATCTTTTATTATATCACAAAAGTGTTGCAATTGCAACATATTTATGATATAATATAGATGTAAATAAAGAGATTAAAAGTGTTGCATTTGCAACATTTTGGTAAAAAGGAGGTTAGTCATGGCTTACTATGATGGAACAAAGCTTTTGTCCCTCAAAGATATTAACGGTAAAAATCCAGAATTGTTTTTAGTAACCACTAACCGTACTGGAGGTAAAACAACATGGTTTAACCGCTACTTTGTTAAAAAGTTTAAGGCTGGGCAAGGAAAATTTTGTTTGATTTATAGATTTAATTACGAATTGTCAGATGTGGCTGAAAAGTTTTTCAAGGACATTCACGGGTTGTTTTATCCAGATGATATTATGTCCAGTAAGCCTATGGCCAAAGGAATATTCCACGAATTGTTTTTGAATGATGAACCATGCGGATACGCTATCGCGCTTAACAACGCGGATGCGATAAAGAAATATAGCCACCTATTTAATGATGTGGAACGAATGCTAATGGATGAATTTCAGAGTGAGACAGGCAAATATTGCTCAGACGAAATTAGAAAACTACTATCTGTGCACACCAGTATTGCTCGTGGTAATGGTAAACAGATTCGGTATGTACCAGTATATATGTGCGGTAACACGGTTAGTCTACTTAATCCGTATTACTCAGCACTAGGAATTTCTACCAGACTGAAACGAGATACAAATTTCCTTAGAGGTGATGGGTATGTGTTGGAGCAAGGATTCATACAATCTGCCTCGGACGCACAGCTGGAATCTGGATTTAACCGTGCCTTTTCATCCAGTGACTATGTGGCTTACGCTTCCCAGAATGTTTATCTTAATGATAACTATTCGTTTATTGAAAGACCTGAGGGGCGAGGCCGATACATGTATACCATTAAATATCTAAACAAACATTACGCGATATACGACTACGAAGCACAGGGCATGATATATGTCACCGACAGCTATGACGCTTCGTTCCCCACTAAGTTGTCTTTAACAACAGATGACCACAACATCAACTATGTGATGTTGGCTAAAAATGCTTTAATTATCAACAACTTTAGATTGTTGTTTAACAAGGGGTGTTTCAGGTTTAAAAACCTGGAGTGTAAGCAAATGGTTATACAGATGTTATCATACTAAATGGTATCACCGTAGGTCATGCACCATTGAACGCTGGTGGAATCCACACTGTAACAAGTGCCGCTGGGTTAAACGGTAATTGGAATGCCCCTTGATGCACCCTACGTACTGATATAAAAAGAGAGGATATTATATCCTCTCTTTTGTTAATCTTTAATTATTTGCGCAAATAATCAAATATTAAAACAAATCGTCATATTTTATAGCGAGTGCAACTAGTACAAGTACTAACCAAAGTGGCATCTTTAATCCTCCTTATCTCCTTAAGCTAAAGGGTGAATTTCCAAACGTATCACAATAGTAAGGGCAAAGATAGCATTTTTCTGATTGCTCACCTAAACAACAATTGTTGGAGGCGTAACCGCATATAAGTGCCATTTCATAACATTTGTCAAATTCTATACGTGCAATACCATATTTAGCGTTAAGCCCTTCTTTACTGTCTATCATTTTTCTAGCCAATGCATTAATCCTCCTTAATCTTCTTGTGAACTTTGGGTCGCATGTCGTATCCTTTCTTTACAAGTAACACCCCTCCGGGCATTCTAATTGGTTTCAATCCCTCCTTTAATTTCAACCCTTCTCTAAACTCCTCGATTGTGTGTTCTTTGATAAATTCTTGTTTCGCGTCCTCTGACATTCCAGCACACCTAATTTGATAATAAGGTTCTACTGGTTCCCCATCATTATGAGTGACATGCTCAATATACGTTTTCTGCCTAACAAAAACTGCTTTGTCCCAATAACTCTCGAGTTTCCATGCGCAGAAATTTGTAGGATGAATCTTAATTCCCTTCGCGTCCTCAGGATTCCCGCTACAATGAATGGAATCCGTATCGCAATAAATGAAACCGTCCCTATCCGGTCCTTGATAATTAGCTTGTGCTGCATTGATTACAAACCTCCTCGCGTATGATGTAATTGCTGAACCTATCGCAATGTACCCCGGTTTCTTTTCATGTTCCTCCACCAGTTCAAAACCCAACACGTTTTTCTTGTTGATGTAAGGCACCTTATAACTAGACGAGTCGTTCGCGGAGAATTTTCCGTAGAGATTATTAAGGTATAACTTTGCAAGTTCCCGTTCTGCACCTTGTGACGATTCCTTAATCTTCTTATATTTGTACATGTATTCATCAAATAACCCAATCTCCGTTCTAAACCAACAGCCATCTAATACCTCTAAATCATAAACATCATAGTGCTGTAAAAATAACTCATAGTCTACACATGTCATAGTCATTGTTATCTGAGTGTTGTGTAACTTACCTTTGCGCATGTAATACCGTTTATAAGTTCCTGATGAATAATCATAGATATCAGACGTTGTTAAATAATCAGTTCCGCTATATAAGAAGCTACCCTTTATCTGCACCGTGGGAAGCATCCCCTCTTTTATCTTAAAACGACATTTAATTCTAACAAAATAATAACTTTGCGCTGGAAGGTTTGGTATATCTCCTTGCCAAAACTTGGGCATTCCTACAGGGTATCGGTTCCCTGACTCAGATGACATGTTTGATGGATATGAACTGTTAATGTCTGCTGTCCAACCGCGCGTGTACTTTCTATTCTCTTTGCCCTTGACCAGATAACAATATCCACCTCTGTAGCTGTGCCGGATGTATTTATCTGCATTACATTCGCCGTATATTTCTGCATCTATTTGCACCTCTGTTAAGTCAGGAAAGAAATTTTTATAGTCTATTTTGTCGTAGGTTGACTTAAACTCCTCTAAGCAACATGAGCCTATAGTTAACTTTTGGTGACCTCTCTCAAACATTATCTCAAGGGCTTCCTTGACTACCAGTACGTCATTACGTATGTACTCTTTTTCTTCGTCTGTTATCACACATCCGGCATACCTGAATCCTTCATATTCCATGTCTAGCTTGCGGTGTTTCGTTTGAAATCCTTTTCCAATACGTTTAACTGAGAACGGCAACAGCTTGTAAGAATCCCTAAATTCTATTATCATGTTGTGCATTTTAACTGTAATAGAATACCATGGTCCTCTGTCACTTATCGCACACTTAAACTGCTTGTTTAACATTTTACCTTCGGCTACGCGATTCCACTTGTATCCATTTCTTAACAAATAGTCTAAGATAAAGTTACCGTCAAACTTTATGTTATGAAAATAACATATAATATTGGTTTTCTTGTCACACATGTAATCCAAAAATTCTGGAAAGGAATGTAATATTTCTACATCATCATCCCATAACTTAACTACTGCCGCCGCCCAAACCTCTGTGTATGTCTGACCTTCGTAGACCGTTGTCTCAAAGTCTGCCATATAGTATTCATAGTTTCGTGTACGCACATTCTGTTATTCCCCTTCCGTCCAATCCTCCAATTGCTCTAACTCCTCAAACAGTTCCTCGCGTGATTCGGCGTTTATTGCCATAAGATTGGTTATTGCTTCCAACTTTCCAACTAGTATTTCACTATCAGATACCGCTTCCCATCCAGGGAACATTCCTTGAGCCTTGGCTTGCTCAAGTGCTTCAGCCATTTCCTCGGCCCCGTATTTCTCTAAAGCGCGGTTATACCAACGAGTTATGTAATTAAACAGCTTCTCATTACGACCAAATATCTCAGTCATTTCCATAGTAAATACGGTTAATATTTGACGGTCAAATATAACGTATTCATCACCTTCACTTATTGGACCTGGTAATGGAGTGGGAGACGTTGGCGGTGATGGTTGCTCTTTACGCTTTGGCTTACGTCTCCTTGTTTTTTCTAGCTTTTGTCCTTCCTCTGATGTTAGTATCTCGCCTGTTTCAAAATCAATAAATCTAGATTCTTTATACAGCTTTTCAGTGGTTAACTTTTTAAGCCTACGAACACTAGCTTCGGTAATTTTCTTTGGGATTTTTGGAAGTAAGTCTGGTACGTCATACCCTCTCTTTGTCATACGATTAATTTGACGTTGTATTCTTTGTCTTTCTTTACGGTATGCCTGTTTTACATCAGACAGTTGTTTATTCTGTACATCTGTTAACTTAGGTTTTCTCCTAGCCATAACCGCTCCTTTCTGTAAAAAGAAAGGGGCATACGCCCCAATCTTTATACACCTGCTACATTGCTAAACAGCAATCTACATAGTCCTTATTCGCTTTAGTCACGCCTGACATTTTCTTGATGGAAAAAGGTTCATCCTCAAAGAGGTCTGCCATCTGCGTGAAACTTCGCTTAAATGTTGCTGACTGACACGTCCAAACTGTGCCGTCTTCCCCTAAAACTGAAAGCAGTTCGTGATTCTCTCCTTTGTGGTCAACATCTTCGTAGAGAAGATAGCCGCTTACAGGAAGGATGGTTCCATCTGGAACATCCTTCACACTTACTGCTCCCTGGTCATGCGTCATCTTGTATACTTCTACCTTGCTAAACTCTCTGCTTGCTTTAATGATTGTCATGATTTAATCTCCTTTTCTTGTTTGGTTTGTTGAGTTGGGTTAGTTTGCTTTCTTCTGCTGGGATACGGGACGTTCTACCTCGTGTGCAAGTTCAATGAATTTTGATACTTCGAGGCCGTATACCTTCTCATCCTGTGCTAAGTCTACAACCAAAGCTGGAACAAATTCAGGTTCTGTGTTCTGCTTGATTGCCAATTTGAGGGCTTTAGCCTGGTCGGTGATTGCACCCGGTACAAAATAGGTTCTGTTTTCTGTTTCTCCGATTGTGGCGTTTACCCCCAGTACGGTTACCTTTGTTGTTACGATTGTCCTTGTGATTAACTGCTCTTTCATGTCTTGTTCTCCTTTTCGTTTTAATTGTTTTTTTTTGACATTTATTCATGGTGCTAGGGTTAATAGTTACATATGTAAACCGGATTTTGTAAATTTCAGCGTAGTGAGGGCTACTTTGAATTTTTTAGTTTAGTTTTCCGGTTTGCAACGGGGTATAAATGTGAGGGATAGCAGTTCTGTTTCTCCTAACATTAACTTAGTATCAATCGATTGAATGGATAGGGGTGATAATTCTGAAAACTCCGCTATCATAATGCAGCTAGTAGACTTAAATGCGAACTTCACGAATGGCGATGTTCCTTGTGTTAGCCGCTCAACTTCACTAGCTTCACCGAATACAAATTGCTCATACATTTCTCTTAGCACTGCTTCACCTCCCGTCTTGAGGTGGCGGGAGGACTTGCACCTCCTTAAGACTTACAGCCTGTATGACTTAAGCGGACTTCCACCGCATCTTCGCCTATCGAACCACCTATAATAAGTATAACTGATAATTATGAACAAAGTATGAACAAATTCTTAAGATTGCGGTTTGTTGAGAAAATCAGCTAGAGTGATTAATACCTGTAGGTCGTTGCAATCGTTGATTGCTTTTGATGTGAAGGCGTAGGAAAGTTCCCATCCATAGTGCGCTGGTTCAGTTTTAAACAAGTATATGCGCTCACGACCTTCGATTCTGTACATCTTCGGTTCGGTAAATCTTAAGTTCTTTAAGTATTGCTGAAAGACTACAACCATGAGTTGGTCGTCTATTTGGTATGTCGCCGGTTTGCTTGATTGAATTTCATCTTCTTCCTCCTTTATAATGTTTGCTTCAAAATCAATGTCACGCCATCCGGTTTGTTCATCAAATTCATCCCACAGTTCCTTCCACATTTGCTTCACACGCTCGTTTTCTTCCATTTCAGTTTCCTCCTTAATATTCCTCTGGTTTACTTACACATACACGGTCTCCATTAATAAAATCAACTGTGTAATCACCATACTTTCTTTTTGCTTCGTAAGCAACCATCTTTTCTGCTGTGTTATAAATAATAGTTAATTCTGTTCTAGTTGTCCATGCATAATTGATGTTAAATAGTTCATTTAATGTCATTTTTATTTCCTCCTCTTTGTTGTTTTCTCTTTGTTTATAAATACATTATAGCATTGTTTTAAGATTAAGTCAATAGTTTAATTGTAAACAAATTGTGAACATTTGAGTTAACCATAATATAGGTTAGTTGAGACTAACTTCGCGAACGTTCAAAATTTTGTACATTGCTTAAGGTTAATAGCGTGTTAGTTGAGACTAACTTCGCGAACGTTCAAAATTTTGTACATTGCTTAAGGTTAATAGCGTGTTAGTTGAGACTAACTTCGCGAAC